GGACCCACCTTTTTGATGAATCCTTTTTTAATCTGCATATTTTCAAGCAGATGTCTGGCAGCATCATCTGCTACAGGGACACCTGATATATGCACCTTTCCATTTATAATATCAAGGGAATTTCCAGATTCGAATTGGACGGAGTGACCGTCAGCTTTGGCTACTGCGGATATCACTTCGCCCGCAACATCAAAATTCTTGTAAGTCATATCTATTTTATTATTTTTTCGCCATTTTGATTATAGATCCAGAATTCGAAGGAAATTCCAAGATTTATACATGCTTCTCTTTTCAATATGCTTCTAGAATAACCCGAATTATACGTATAATCGCTCTTAACCTCTATTATCTTATTCTCTGAAATTATATAGATATCAGGATAATACTTCTTATTTTTTCCCTCATATTTATCAAAATACCATATCTTACCGGTATATTCTTCTATGGCTTTATTGGATACTATTATATCTTCTTCTTTGTAGCCTTTATTCAAGAGATCATTTAAAGCAAATCCCTCATATCCCTGAATCATCTCTATTCTTCCAGAGGGAAAAACAAATATTTTTTTCTTGTAGGAAGTATTTAGAGATTTTTCAAAAGATGGTGTATAGTGCATCACTTGCTCTACACCATATTTGGCTAACATCGTTTCTCTGAATTTAGTCTTAAAATCCTCGCTTTGAACATACCAGTCTGTTCCATGTTTTCTTCGATTAGTTTCTCTAGATTTGAATTTTATCTCTTCCGAACACATGCTGGAATTTCCACCATATTTAAGATTGTTAGTCGCTCTAGATTTTTCTTTGACTATTGAATTATTAAGGGAATGTTCAAAACCATACCTTTCCAGATTGGTTTTCTTCTTTTTGTCTTGTGTGGGTTTCAGCTTGGTTGGATGTCCGCCATATTTTTTATCAAAGGTCTCTCTCGTTTTGGTTTTGAATTCGTCTGTTTCCGTATAGAAATCAACGCCATATTTTTTTCTGTTATGTTCCTTCATTTTTTGAAGTGCGCCAGGAACTTCCATAGGATTTGTTGTGCCGTGTTTTTCCAGCATTTTAGCACGGGTTCTCTCTAAATCATATTTCTTGCTGCATGATTCTGACATGCAGGTACCATAATAGTTGACAGAATTCGTTGGTTTTTCCCCGTATCTGTCTATCGAAAATTTTGGTTTTTTTGAGAACATCCTTGGGGATGAACAATATGGACATTTTTCTATTTCATAAAATCCGAACCAAACATGATAAAATCTCTGCTGAATTGATATCTTTTCTGGATCATAAAAAGAATTCAAAAAAGTAGTCAGGGTTTTTAGCTGATTGATATCATCCGAATTCTTAGGAAGATCCCTTAGTATAGTTCCAAATGCTTTGCCGGTCTTGAACCTCCATGATTCAATTTTTTCTAATATACACATAATCCGTTTTTGTTGTATATATCGAAGACCACTGTGTTTATTTCAATTCCACTGCAAAAAATAGGAGCACGAGTTCTCGTCTTTTATCTGTTGTAGGATTTCCGTTTTCTCGCTTTGTCCCAGGGACTGAATATTATTATAGTTGATTCTAACCCCACCAGGAAGATTATACTCAAACATCCCCAAGAGTCTTCCGATATTAATCTTAGACTCTGCGAGAACATACCTCACAAATAGTTCATCATCGTATAGAGATTCTTCAGGAATATCTATGAAAGCTCTAACTCCAACATCCTTACCAACCAATTGAAAGCCTTGGCTCCCAGTTCCTGCAGAAGATCTCGCTGGATCCCTACCGAGAATGGTTAATCTCTTTGTGTTTTTGTTATAATTGAATGCAAAGGTCTCTAAAAGATAAGCTTTTGCAAGATCGAAGAATGAGTATAAAACTGTTCTATAAACAAGGTTATCCCCAACGAATGGTGATAACATAAGTTCGGATCCGAGCAATTTAGAGTCTCCAAAATCTCTGTCTGGGGTTCCGATCAATCCACTTGCTTGAACCTCTCTTACGTCATAAACTGATCTCACACATTCGGGAAGCTGAATCTGCCTGGTTGCGGCAAAGGATGGCGAAGTAAAAAGTTCACTCCCAAGAATAAATATCTTCTCCTCGACTGCATATTGGTAATTATCATACATAAAGGCTCGAGCCCTTTTGATGATCCTTTTTATTTCCTGATCATTTAGATTATACGGCAAAGCACATGAATGTGAAAGCTCGTCTTTTACTTCTTGAATGAGTTGTGCCTCTGTCATTTTCTGAGATTATTTATTGGTCCCATCGTGTCGGGTATTCCAGTCGGCTTCGAGTTTAGATTTCTAAACATTGCAGAAACTGGCTTTTTAGCATCTGGGTAATTTCGATCCTTAAATTCTGGATTTATTTGAATCCCACTTTTTTTCTTGCCGTCTGGTTTTTCTTCTACTATCTCGGTTTCCTCTGAAATGAATGCCATATTTCCAATAAATCCGGATCTAATTATGCCACCTTTAACTGTGCAATTAATCTCCTTTTCGCCATTATCGATATATGAGTCGATGATTTCGTTGGTTGGATGGATTTCGCTCTTTGATATTTTGCTTTTCTTTATCTCATTATTGGTTAAAAGATCGCAATTATCGAGATTTCCCCCATCGATATGACATCCAAATAGTCTGCAGTTATAGATGTTACCCGAGAGCTTGCATTCTATAAGATCCATATCTCTTAGAAGATACACCCGATCACTCTCAGCGTCCTTCAATTGAAATTTAGTAAGCTGCGTGTCATAATTCAAATATCCTCTGGTTATTCCATTTTCCACAATGACATCATAAAGAACCTCTCTGATTTGGTTAAAATATGACCTCACGACCTGTTCATTAGATTTAAGATCTACTAGGACAGTTAGTTCTGGGAAGTTTTTAAAGAATAATTCAGGCTCAATGAATGATGATGATTCTTTATAGATATCATTTAGATTTTTCTCTAATTTGGATGCCTCGGTTGGCGTGAACTCCTCATTAAATAATAGAACCTGGTGTGTGTATCTAACTATGTGATCGATTACTTCTTTAATCTGTACATATTTTCTCTGATAGTCACTTCCACCAAGATATCTAACTTCAAAGTATCCATCTTTAAGCTTGGTAAAATTGATCCCGTTATTCTTTTCTACAGGGACTTTATATTGATTCTTGTCGATGTATGAAAGCTTTCCTGGAGATAAAAACTTATTAGCAGGAGTTATTTTTTTGATGGATTTTGCATATAAAGATCCCCTTCTGTCAGGAAATCTTTCCCAAATATAGTCCTCATCAAATCCGAGAACAAATTTAAGAAGATTGAGTGATTCTATACTAGGAAGACTAGGATAAATGTTCTTATCGAAGCTAACGCCAAACTGAAAAGCGCATTTTTTGTCTGTGTACCCATTTTCATCGATCCATTTGAGAATTCTGATTAAAATCGGGATTGTCTCAAAATAAGGAAGAGGACCCGTGATGAGTTCAGTCATCTTGGATCCCCCCGAATAATCTGGTTCTAATTTAAACTGTTCTCTGGTTGGAACAAATTTAGAGTGATATTTTTTGAATACGTGTATTTTTTTTCCAATCTCCGGAGAAAGCTGTTTGGCAATTTCTTTTTTAGTAAAATTGGAATAGAATTCAAATTCCATCCCAATCAGACAGGAGCTGAAAAAGTTATTTGCTATTAGATTTTCCAATTTTGGTCTCTCTCAGTTTTATTTTGAGAGTCGACGCATCAACACTCAAAACCGAGCAAGATACCTCTTGTCCCGGGAAATATTCGTTAATCGGTTTAGACAGTTCTTCCCTTTCAATAAGTCCATTAAAGCCGTTTTCTAGCTTTACAAAAACTCCGAAGGTCTTAACTTTACTAACCTCTCCTCTATATATTTTATTTTCCCCGGGTTCCACAGAAATGCTCTTCATTTTCTGTAAGGATTTGTTTTTTTCCGATGGTTGATTTAATGTCAGCCCAATTCTGGATGGATTCTTAATATCAGAAACCCAGAATTCGATTGGTGAACCTACAGAAGCATGAATTAAGTTTTTATCCACAATCTGGTCGTTAGGAATCAGACCAGTATAAATATCGTCCCATTCCACAAAAAGGCCCAGATTCTCAGCGTATCCTGTGATATATCCTTTATATTTTTCAGTGAAAGAAAGCTCATGAACCTTGCTTCCAATTATTCTCTTGAGATACTTCTTAAAGGAAACTACAAATATATCTCTTTTATTGTCATACATCTCAACCATTACATTGATATTCTTACCTACATAAGAGGTGAAATTCATGATTCTATTTGCTGCAGCAAGACTCCCTGGAAGGAAACATCTAACGCCAGATAGATTTACCATGAACCCTCCATTACAAAGGGATTCAACCCTGACCGAATAGGCGGAGTCGTTATTCTGAAGGGCCCTAAGAAGTTCATTTTTAACAGACTGCTCGTGACCTGCAGAAAGAGACCCAAAATATGTTCCGCTTTTGTCTTTAAGCACAACAATATCGATAACATCTCCAACTTTCAGTTCATATTCAGAATATCCAAGATTCCTAATAGATTTGATTTCTTTATCCAGGTTTATAATAACTGATTGTCCTACTCCAGATTCACAAACTGCAACTCCATTGTTTATATGATCTACACGAACTTTGACAGTACTTCCACTGTAAAATTCCTTTCCGTTTTCCATTCCCTCATCAGAAAAAGATTCTGTAAAATTCTTTTCATAAAGATCATCAAGTATTTTTCTATCTTCCACAGAGTATTCGAAGCACGTGTAATTTTTTTTTCTAGCCATTTTTAAGTTTTTAGTGAATGATTATTTACCCTCTTTTTATCAACAATGTACTGAATAATTTCACCATTTAAAGAAACTTTTTTACGTTGAGAGCTTTCTGAATTTCGCTAGGAAGCTCGGGTATTGGATAAATTAGATCTGTACCAAAACAAAATTTAAAGAGACCCGAAACATCCGCTGCACTTCGTAGGAATTCATCAAGATAAACAACAAAATAAGCATTCTTTAGGGTAAGTCTTTTCCAGTCTGGTAGGTCATCAGAAAGAGCTATCGGACTGATTATATTGATCAAATTTCTTCCCAGAAGAGGAATGATCGGCCAGGGAAGGAATGATAGGATTTTAGAAGCTACCTGCATTATAGGGTTTACTATAACATCGGCTAGTGGCATTTTTGGAACTCCAACCCAATACTTCCAAAGAAGACTAAGGGGGATTCTAGCAGAAGGGGGAACCCCCAGAGATATTAAAGCCATTTCAGCTATTCCCGTGGGTCTGGAAGGTGGGAGAACTGGGATCTGTATAGGGCTTAAAAATGGAGGTATTGGTCCATCTGGGTTGATCGTTTCATTAATCATGTTCCTCGTCATCTTGACGATATCCTGTGAATTTAGATTCATGAACTTAGGCGAATCTATATCATTTATCTCAGGCATAAATTTATCTATATTGTTTTCCACAATTCTTGAAATAGCCTCGGATAAAAATGTTTTTATAATAGATCCCGGAATTATTATCTGTGGAATCCCGCCAGCTAGCATAGACTGAGATATTTGATCCTGCTTTGGTGGAAAGACTAGTGGAAACTCAAATGCACTAAATGCGGACCCAAAACTAGCGCTAACTTTGGATAGGTTTGAGAGTACTCCCTGTGGATTAGGAAACTTAGATATAATAGGCTCTTCTCTATCAATTATGCTCCTCTCCAAATTAAGCGGTTTCAGTGCAGATGTAACATTGAAATCAGTGGGATTCTTGATGGCATTTTCAACATAAACTGGATCATTATTTGTGGTTTTTCCCAATCCCATCTTTTTAGCAAGTAATCTTTTGAAGTCCTTAACCCTCATTATGATCTTATCCTCACCATTTATCGTTCTGGTAAATTCTACAAAATCACTTCTCAACAGAGGGACTGATCCTACTCCAGTCATTATTCTGATGTATATTCCCTCCAAAATAGGATTAGGTGGAGAATTAAACTTTAAATTTCCGGGTGCACACTCTGTTACTTTGATTTCAGGAAATTTAAAAGCTCCCCGTAAATTACCCAGTGATGCCACGGAAAATGCTCCTTCTCTAATTTTTCTATTAATTCCCTTTTTATCTCCCTTCATCAGTTTATGAGCGGTAAGAATCATTTCATTCTTAACAGTCGCTGCCACCTCTAAAAATTGATCTTCGTTCATGAATGTAGGATTTCCATTGAATGAAAAAATAATAGAATTGGAGTTGGTCAAATTCTGATTATCAGAATCAAAGGACGGAGAAGGCTTCAATTTGATGTTTTTCAATACAAATCTCATTTCCTCCCTCAGATTAAAAAATTCTGGGGATTTACTAGGAGTGAGATCCGCCTCTATATCTTCTATATTTTTCTTGAAATTAACAACACTCGGAAGATCGAATTTCAACTTATCTTTATCCTTAGGAAATCTGATATCCCTGGGAATCGTCATTTTATTATTGAAAAAATCTTTGATCGTCTTAGACAGTGCCTTTTTTCTTACATCTATCAGTTGATCTATATCAGACTGAGAAATTGTATCATCCGGTTTTTCATCGTCGTAGAGCGCAGCTCTTTTTTTATACTCCCTCCTTTTTTCATCTATTTCGGATTTTAGGCTTCTTTCTCTCGCCTGAGCCTCAGTAAGAAATCTCACATCCCTCGGTGGCTCAACTCTGTCCATTATTTTATTGAGATTAGCTGAGATTTCTTTTACTATATTAGACGGTGAATCCAAAGTCTCCAAGCCAAATCCGGGGAGGGGAATGAGTTTTTCGGGTATTCCATGAGTCAGTTTTTCTTTGATCTTCTGGAGAGGATCTGTAATTTTGGGGTCAGATTTTCTTGGAATGAATCTTGGTCCTCTGAGTCCAGTTAAAAACAGAGATGTTCCAAATAAGTTCTCTCTTATATAAACTAGAGGAGATGGCATGAATCCTCCTATAAACGGAATAAAGATCACAAGCAATCCGAGATTAAACGGAAGTGGGATAACTATAGGATCCACTATTGTCCATATCATCGGTAACGGTATTCTGATAAAAGGTTGTCCGTCTATTGGGTTTACCAAAGGAGCTATAGGAATAATAGCAGGTGGCAAATATCCAACAGGCCAGTATCTGAATCCAAATCTAACAGAGGGTCCACTAGCAAGAAAAAATGAAATATCCTCGACAGGAGGAAGACCATTGGGATACGGAAGCAATCCAAGAAGCGTAGCGTTTTTGCTAAATTCTTTCCACCAGCACTTCTGGTATATCGTGGGACAGTCAGATGAATTCGACGGGGACTGAAGATAGTTAGATTGTGCAAAATCACTTCCTGCAGGACCACAACATGGAGGAGGACATTCAGGACTTTTTCTAGGATATGTGGTCTCACCCGCTGGAGCCGCTGATCCTGGAGCTCCTCCTCCTGCACATGACAGATTAGCGAAGGAACCAGATATACCATTCTCGGAAAGAGAATTTTTAAGAGTAGTGATTCTCTCGGAAACGTATAGAATTAAATCATCAATCTCATTATAGCGGGTTGTAATTTCATTCCGAACTAGCACGATAGAATCACGAGCTCCTGCAGTCCCTATAATATCCACTGCATTTTTAGCAGCTGCAGATTTTCCTGATAGAATTATGGAATCCACTCTCGGATTAATAAGATTCTGTAAGATCTCTTGGTATTTAGCATCCCACTTTTCTTTATAGTTGCTCCAAAAATCTAAGAAAATTTGATTGGGGGATCCGTCAGGATTTAATGAAGAGGGTCTCAGTTTAGAAGGATCCCTAGCGTCATTATCTCCTCTTTCTTCCAGGGTAAAAAATAACCATGGCATAGCAGATCTTTCAATCAGCCTCCCATATAAAAATCCCCTTTTGGCTTCTATTTCCAATAAGATCTGATCCTTACTTTTTCCAGATGATATAACATCAGAAACGAAGTCGTAGAATTCCGCTACATCCTTAGATCCTCCCCCACCTGTATGTATGAATCTTAATCCATCTCCAACACTATCAAAATACTTTTTGGTCATATCAAAGAGTATTCCATCCTGAAGGTATTCCTGTCCTATTCTGATTTTATTTTGATCAACTTTTTTTACCTTTCTTGTTGGTTCTTTTAAATCACCCTTTAAGCTAGGCATTTGTGGCTCATCTATTTCTTCATATGGAGTGGGGTCATCCTTGAGTGTGGGAAAGCTAAAAGTGAAACGAACAAATGGGTTTTCTGTGGAATTATATGATGTCCCATTAAATCTAACAGAGAAATTCCTTACTTGTGAAATGTAATTCTGTACAGAATTTGCATTATATGGAGTCACCCCAGAAGACTGTGTTGACACCTTATCAAATTCAGCTAAAAGATCATCAAAGTAGGATTTTACTATCTTGTAGTGCAAATATATTTCCTCTGCCTGTTGCTCAGCCCTAATGAATCTGCCTAGTAGATCAGCATTGGCAATTATTCCTTTTTGGATATTATCAGCCTCTTTTAAGCATTCGTCTATACTATCTATAATATCATCAGGGACAACGGGATCTGGTTCAACTACTCTATCCGGGGTTTTTTCATCAACGGGGTCCGCACAGATTTCATCTTTAATTTCTATCAGATCCTCTATTTTGAAAAGGGGTTCTCCGGTTAGAGGATCTTGAGGATATGGGGGATCGCAATCTATATCATTTACTAATGGTGGTTCATCCACTAAAAAGTCACGGGAATCTTCAGCATAGGAGTCCTCAATATTATCAAAGGATCTTAGCTCATCATCAGGTGAATCCTTGTAGAGTGATACACTATTATTTGCTGCAGTGTTCGTATCTGTAGCATCATCCTCGTTGGTATCTTGATTTTCACATGGTTTTCTTCCAGCTTTTTTAGAATTAAGAGAAGATCTAACATCATCAACAGCTTGTTGTATAGTCTTATTCGTTGGTTTAAGCGAGAAGTGAACGGGCTTGCCACCGCTCATTATAATATCGAAAGATATGGGGAATCCAAGAACGTTTATGGTTCTCGATTTTTTATTCATGAAATTTGATGGCTTTCCAAATATGGATGGATCTAAATTATCAAATATCTCCTCCTTTATCGAATTCAATGCTTCTTCAGATTCCGAGCTTATCTCTTTTTCTACCTCAGAAGATGTCTTTTTACCACTCCATGTCTTAATAGGGTTCTTTTGTGAATAAATCAGTTTAAGAGCCTCCGAATAAAATTCGTCGCCTTCATATTTACAAGAAAGATCATCTATTCTCTCGATTGGAACCGAAAGGGGCTTAGGGTCCAATGATTTGATCATTTGATCAACAGCATCCTGAAATAATTTTTGCTGATCCTGAAATTCCTTCTCGGGATCTATTTCTACAGTATCGGGTACCTCATAATTTTCGCCGAAAATAGTTTTAAGAACAAATGAGGTACTTAGATTGGCTGGATCTGTACTAAGTAATTTTTCTACGATGGAATCTGCGGACCCATTTAATTTAATCTCATTCACCATATTATGTATTATCCCTAGTTACTCTCACTGTTTTGCTGGTAGACAGGATCTCGTATGTTGCGGCAAGTGTGGTATTGACTCCAGGAGTCGCGGGAACTTTAGAATCAACAGCTGCCGAAAGCTTTTTTAAAAAATCCCATAAAGGCTCAGCGCAAATTGCAGAAAAAACCGGGTTGTGGCCAAGATTGGTTGTTTTTCCATCCGCATGGAATTCTTCAGAGGTGTGCTTTATCTTATTTACACCAGTGCAATTTATCTCTTGATCCGCATATTCTGTAATAATCCCGCCTCTAAGTTCTATAGAGGTAGTATCGTCTGCATGTGAGATTAAAATAGAATTATCATTTCTGATTATAATCCTAGAGTCTTTCAGATCTATGACCAGCCCTTTTTCTACGGTATAGAACATTTTTAATCTTTCTATTCCGTCATATATCAGGGAATGAGCTCCATCATAGCTTCTACTGATTTCATCAATAAGATCAGGTGACAATTCCTGTATTGCCTTATATTCTGGACTGTAATAGTTTCTATTGTTGAATTGAACATGTACAACAGATCCTAATTTTGGCACAGAAATTCTTCCGCTTCCTCCACCGTCGCCATATGACATTTCGAATCTCTGATGTGCCCATGGTATTTCCTCATTATTAAGATCATCAAAAATTCCAAAGACTTTAACCTTAGCACGTCCTTTAAATTCTGGATCTTTATTATCCACAACAACCCCTAAATAATGAGTTACCTCAGCATTTGATTTTTTAAGATTTTCCCGGGTTACAAGAGCCATATATTTTATACTTAATTATTAGATCAAGTTCCACTATTCGGATAAACTCTTCCTAGATTACCTCTAACCGATGACATTGCCAGAGAATATTCATTAGCATCTATCTCACCATATAATCTATCAGGTAATCCCAAATCGCTACCTGGAACATTCTGATATGCGTCTTCGACAGGTTTTTGGTATATTCTTGAAGGTGCTTCTAAGGAATTACCAGGAACGTCATTATATTCATCAGAGAAAGAATTAGGATATTCTCTAGCAGGTAAACCTAGATCATTTCCAGGAACTCCCACATACGTGTCTTCATTTGGTTGGGAATACACTCTATTAGGAGCCCCAAGATCATTTCCCGGAACGCTAGCAAACTCATCAGTGTTTAAACCTGGATATTGACGATCAGGTAATCCAAGGTTGGATCCAGTGACACCATCATAGACATCTTCTGATGTCTCAGGATATACTCTAAGAGGAACACCCAAATCAGATTCAGGTACCCCAACGTATTCGTCTGCTGTGGAAGATTGATAAGCTCTGTCGGGAAGTCCCAGATCTGTTCCTGGAACATTTCCATAAGCATCACCGGTCGGCTGATTGTATACCCTTCCAGGTAATCCAAGATCCTGCCCAGGAACGTCGCTATATTCGTCTCCTATCGAAGGAGGATAGGATCTATCTGGTAATCCCAGATCTGGTCCAGGGACATCGACATATTCATCTATATTAGGCTGAACATAAACTCTTCCTGGTAATCCTAGATCCGCACCAGGTACATCTGAATATTCATCTGCTGTATTGGATGGATATGTTCTTGTTGGAAGTCCTAAATCCACACCAGGAACATCCGCATAAGAGTCTCCGGTAGGAATAGGATATGTTCTTCCGGGAACTCCAAGATCCGCTCCAGGAACATCAGAAAATTCATCTGCGTTATTCGAAGGGTATGACCTAGAAGGTAATCCTAGATCTGACCCAGGAACTCCTGAATATTGATCGGAATTTACAGTGGTATAAACACGATTTGGTACTCCAAGGTCTGTACCTGGTACCTGATTATACTCATCGTCGTTATTGGCCTGATATGTTCTATCGGGTAATCCAAGATCAGATCCAGGAACCCCTTGATATACGTCATTAGAAGGCTGCTGGTAAACTCTTCCGGGAAGACCTAGATCTTGTCCTGGTACTCCTGAATATTCATCGCTATTGTTGCTAGGATACGTTCTATCAGGCAAACCAAGGTCAGATCCCGGGACGTTTCCATAGATATCATTAGGCCCCAGAGGTCCTGATGGGGCTCCAGGTCCTAAAACATTTCCTAAATTCTGTGCAGGGTTTTCAGGAACAGTGAGATACACGTCATCATTAACTCTTGGATACTGCCTTTGTCCTGGACCTCCTAGTCCGGTAGATTGAGGATCAGCGCTCTTAAAAGGATTAGGAACTCCAGATTTTAATCCGTTCACCAGACTAAAGGCATCATTAGTAGACTGTGTTAATTGCCCAGGTTGAAATCCATAAATATTTCCGAGCAATTTGGATTCAAGAAAAGACACAGCTTCGTTTTTTAACGTCGATACCGTATTCGTCACAAAATTAGAGGCAAGCTGGGCAAAATAATCCCCAGGATTTGCTTTATCGCTAAATGTTAGTTTCTCAAGACCAGAGGTTTTATCATAGTCCATTAGCGTATATCCGTTATTTCTCTGGCCATGAGCATGGTCTCTTTTTCTTGTTTTATCATAGTCCATTAGCGTATATCCGTTATTTGCTCCACCCCAAACATCGCTAAGAACCATGCCTTTTATTCCATTATCTTCCTTATACTCATTTAACTCGTTAAACTGTATCTTATAATCCTTGACCCTACCAACATGTATTTTAAAGGAAGTCGATACCATTTGTCCACCTGCATTATTGATCGTTTCAAAAGAAGGATACGTCGAGTCAAAATCAAATTCACATTGATCTAGTTGATAAATATAAACATAGGGTTGCAAATTATATCTAGAGGATTCTATAGGATCCACCCCTGTTGCCTGATCTGGTCTAGTTGATTTATTCAGAAATTTTTCGGTGCTATCCAATAAACCAGTTTGGGAATTGAAATCAGACAGCACATTGGCTATTTTCGCAACTGCGGGAACCGAAAATGGATTCAGAACATCGCTCATATTAAAGTCCATCTGGATGTTTCTGATCTCAGTGACAACTATCCACATTCTGAACTTTCTTAGGTTCTCTGGTAACATTACCCTGTGATGCGTGTAATCATATATTGCCTTTCGGTAAAGCTCGGCAAGAGCCGATATTCTCATGTCTATAGATTCTAAACAATTAATTGTCAGCTCACCGGATCTCATGATTTTTCCACCCGGTTTACCGTATCTAGGCACAGAAGCAGAAACCAGTTTATCGAGTCCAGAAACAGACTGAAAATACCAGGGCGAGTTTTTATTGATATACTCCCAGCCGCTGCCAAAAGCTCGGATCATCTCCGCTCTTTTTTCTGATCTAGTGGATAAAAAAGATTGGGCTCCTAGATATCCTACACCTCCATTGATTGCAAACAAGCTTTTTCTTCCCTGTTCAGATTTTAATTTTGAACCATAGAAAAAATCCATACTTGTGGTATATGATCCAGGAACATTAAGTGCATTAAATTGCTCGCTTCCACTTAAATCTTTTTTTCTAAAAAGAGGAGAAATAGGAAGAAATGTTTCTTCCTCCAATAATCCGGTGTTTCCGAAATCAAAAATAAATCGGAATGAGATATAGGTAGGATCCTCTTTTTTACCGGATCTTGTGCTTCTTAGTCCCTTTAAAAATTTTTCTCTCTGAAAATCTATTTTCCTATCAAGAGACGTTTCGTCCGGTACTAATCTATTTTTAAGACCCGTTCCTAATTCACTTGCAAAGTTTGCCATGTCTATTCCACATTAGTTTCATCCAAAGTTTCTGGGTCGGATGCTGTCCCAGGATTTAAAGTCCATTGTTTTTTGCCCAGTATAAGGGTTTGTGAGATACCCTCACTCTTTTTATAATTGATCTCTATTCCCAGAATAACATAATTTCCAGAAAGAAATAAATTGCTCTTCCTAGACTCTGGATCTTTAGTGCTATTTCTCGCAGGATCTTTACCTATATAATTCTTAGAATCTGAGGCAACTGTGGTACTCCCCTCGTGTACTATATTAACCAAAATATTCTGTCCCCTATATACAAAAGGGGTCCAAGCCCTATTCTTGATTCTCAACAACATTTTATAGTTGTCATTCTTGTTCAGAATATTCTGAACGAGTGCTTGTTGTATATTTTCGTGCGTGTTATCGTGATATACTGTTCCGATGTAGGTTTTTTTAATCTCATCCTTATATAGATTCTCTCCCAATCTGCCCTTGTTCAATGTGTCTCTCGTACCAAGATTTTTATTAGTGACACTCTCTATGTTATACGTGACGAATTTATTTTTGGGTTTATCAGAAACCAGCTTGGAATCGTAAAATTGTATATTCTGAAAATATCCGAGATCATTATTGATTCTACCAGCATTATGTTCGACAGAAAACGCAGTTATAAATGTGGGATATTTTCTTGAAGTGGATGCATTAGTAAATATCAATGGAAAATCGCCCTCTACAGGTTTGGTTCCTCCTAAAATAGATTTATTCTCATCAACTCCATAAGGGAGTTTTAGTATTTCAACCTCGTTGTTTTCATCAAACTGCCTTCTCATATTTACAAAGTTGAGATTATAATATTGATCTATCCAACATTCGAAATAATCCTCATCTGAAAGCCAGGAGGCAGAAGAAACATTCCTAATGAATGAGTAATAATCAAGATTTGGGGAAATCCAGGTCATCTCATCAAACGTCTTTTTTTCATTAGATGAAAATCCCAAACCAAGATCATTTGATATTTTAACCAAAGCATCATATGACGATCCTTTTATGGCTTTACATATATGCTTATAAATTTTGGGGATTCTGGTCTCTCCTCTTATGGTAAATGCGATATATCTCCCGCTAGGTGCATCACTGTCTCTATCTCCCATGTTACTTGACAGCGGCGCAATTACCTCTGTGATAATAAAGTCCATTCTGAGCGGCTTGTATTCTTCACCCAATGCGCGAATATACAAAGAAATAATATCTCCATCCTTAGGGTACGAGGTAAATAAAAATCTTTCGTCTATGGTCTGAAATCTAAAGATAAGTGTGGGAATGAATCCGCTCAAATCAAGGGTAAACATCTGAAGTCCAGAGACAAAGATATTATTGATTTTAATTAAAGGCTTATCAAAACCATAGGATTGTTTTTGTGTGTTATTTGATTCAAAATCCTCTCTCCCCTGATCACCTTCTCCACTCGACGTATTTACGGTAGACAACTCATCCAGAACTATACTAGGTTTAGTTATCTGTAGGATCGATTTTTTTGGATTGATACTTGCCATTACTTAAAAATGTTTTTCCGAGCTAATTTTGATTTAAGTTGTGTTAAAGAAGCATTTCTTTTAGACTTAGTTCGGCATTGTCCGATATCAGGACCAAAAATCAATTTACCATCTCCTATCTCTATCTGTTGTTCCCCATCTGCCAATATATTCGGAGGGAGTGCTTGTGCAGCATTTGAAATATTTTTTGAGTTGAGATACTCAAGCCTATCATTACTTATTTTCGATATCTTATCCTGTAATTCTTTTCGGAATGTTCTGGAATTGTTGTTTTCTTTGATTCTTCCACTGTTTGAAAGATCGTTTACTGTTTGCTCACTAGGAATAGCAAGAATTTCTCCTTTTTCTAAACTAAGCGGATTTGAAATATTATTGATCTTGAGCATTGTACCTAAAGAAGCTTGAGACTTCATATATAAAATAGCCAAAAGATCGGGTCTCATTTCAGTGTCATCAGAAACTATGGCCACAGATCTGAGAAGGAATCTGACTTTTCTTGGATCCCACTCTGAAGGCACAAGATCAACCATTCGAACCCCGGTTCGGGGATCTATTCTTTCTAATTTTTTCTCTATAATATCTATTCCCAGCATTATCTATATTTCTTAATTTGGTGCAACGTTATTTGCAGCAACATTAAGGGATCCATTGCCCGATTGCCCCTCTGCTACTATTTGTGCCAACGATTTTCCAGTAGTATCCTGAAATGCTTTCAGAGATTCTTCGGAGGTATTCAAATGTCCTAAATACAATCTTCCATTTCCTCTATTAAGATGCGATTCAAAATCACCCCTATGTCTTTGTCTTCCGTGCTGCATTGAAAATGTTGCTTTAAATCCAATAGGAAAATCATCAGGTCCTAGGGTTTCATCAAATTCTATTTTTACTGATGTGCAGACCAGATTACCTATCATTGCTATCGGATTTAAAGGGTTTCCTACAACCATGTGCCAATCTCCCGTAGGATATCCACTTAGCATTATTGGTTTAAAATACACCTGTTTTAGAAATATATCCGAAATAAAAACGGATAAGGATTTCATAAATTTTGAATTTGGATCTATACCCTTAGATGGATCGTTTATAAACCTCTTAAGATCCTCTGCTGCTTCTTTCGTGTATCCTTCCAGCTCTTTTATCTTATTAACTGTATTTTCATTCAATACACCATTAACTGCACCTTTGATATATTCGAGAGGATTTGTTAGAAGCTTTGCATAACCCTCTCCACCACCGGGAAATCCGATGCCAACATTTTGCTGATCCAATCTAACCTCTGGCGATAAAAAAGTTCCATAATCAGATCCTAAAGATAATATATTGGCAATCAAATCCAAAAACAACATTTTAGAATTTATTTGTCCAGCAGATGTGAGGTTGTAATCAAATACAAGATTGAAGTTCTCAAACCCTCCATTAAATCCTCTTTGTCTTACCATCATCGAGTCGACGGTATTTAGATTGACGAATATTTTTTTGGAGAGTGGACCCCCCGCAGTGGTCTCGAGATCTAAAAAATATCTTCTCAGTTTATTAATATTTCTTTCCGGATTCTGTAAGGTTCCTAATATTTTATCAATATCTCCTGCAGCTTCCGCCGCTGATGGAGATAAGGCAGATTTTAAAATGTCTCCAAAAGGGGTATTAAATAGGCCAGGATCCCCCGTCTTCATATTTAACATCTCGCTCTGTCTTTCAGGATTAAAGTTTAGTCCAGTCGAGAATTTTAGAATCTCAGATAGAGGATTGCCTGTTCCCTCTCCGAAATATGTTACTGCTTGAGCAACAGGTAGATTTACGTTCGTTTCCCCGCCGTCCTCCAGTATTTTTTGGATATTATCCTTTGCTCCACCGTTTACACTTACATCTTTTCCATCTATTTTGATATCGCTAGAATCAGTTGGTACTCTCAAGGAATCTAAAACCGGGCCAGGAAATCTTCTCAATGTGATCATTCTGTTGTTTGGTATAACCCCATAATGCTTACAAAATATGAAATCCTTCACGTTATATGGTTGGCCAGCATACGGACTCTTGCCACTAAAATCCATATAGGCAGGAAAATTCTTAGAACCAGAAGACTTAGAAACTTCGCTGATAATATTAGCAGCAGTTGGATTTCTAGAAACAGCGGGGGTAATAACTGCTGCTCCGTCAGTAGATTCGGACCTGTGGTATTTAACAGCCCCACCTGATTTACCCAAAACATAATATGCAAAAAGGCCAGTATATGGATTGGAAGCTGATACCGCTTCATAAAAAAGACTTTTTGGTAAAACGTTTCTTTGACCAAGTTCAAAAGTAGCGAATTCCTTATCCCCGGGGGTTTGATACGTTGGGGAATTTACAAATTGTATGTTCGGGTCAACTACAGATCCACTGGCAGCGTTTATTGTTGTAGCACTCTGTATGGCTCGATTTTGATCACCCATTTGAAAACCTTTCTTTTATATATTTCGCTTCCTTTATTGGACGTAAACGAACTCAAGGTTTTCCCACTCAAAATGGATTGATAGATTCTTGCTTAAATTTTTAATAAATGTGTTTGTTGTTTCGGAAAAAAGAATGCAGATATGTTCTTCCCGAGTTTTCTTTGAGGAATACGATGAGATTTTTTTATTCATCCATTCGACAAAAATCCATTCTCTCACAGGATTCATATCCTTATGAGAGAAACCATGGGATTCGAACCACTCATTTACATTGATCACATAAAAGGAATCTGAACCTTCATTCAGGTTCTTGAGTAAATCTAAAGATTTGACAACATATAAGGCCATCCAACGGATTAATTGTTTTCTGTATTTTTACCCTTGTTTTTATGTAGGGTTAAATTTTGTCTATGTAGCATTTCTCCATATTCCATAGACCTTCTTATTCTTTCTAGCATCTGAGTAAAGGATTCTTTTTTTACCTAAAAGCCAAGATCCCTGGCAATTTTTCTTCTTTGTCTTCTTGATTGAGACTGCATAAAATTTAAAAATTATTCTTGAAATGTTTAATAAAAAGAGTGGAAACAAGTGCATCATCTAATGAGAGAGAATCTGAAATATCGAGCATCTCAAAGGTTGAGCTCTTCTCGTCTTCCGTTCCGTCAGTTTCTTTTTCTTTAATCTCTAATCCAGTTACATTCACGGAGAAACATGGATTAGAATTTGAAACCATTTTTGAGGTGTAAATATTTCCCAAAAACCTCCATCTCTTAACATCTTCCGCTGATATTCCAGATTCCTCTCTAAGCTCTCTTATTGCGGTTTGTAGAATGTTATCATCATCTTCACTGGGTGATCCAGTAATTAAAGTCTTAGTTATACCACCAGGTCGGGAATTAGAAATCTCAGAGATTATTCCAATAGAGACAGGGTTTCCGTTTTCATCTACCGTATACGGCATAACAACAACCGACGGCTCGTGCTGTTGAAGATAAACGTATCCGTTATCCTCTACTACCTCAATATAATTATTAGTGTGTATCGTCCTCCTGGACTGGTTGTCTCCTATCTGTTCCATTCTTTTTATATATCTCCTGTATATTTTTTCTCAAGGACTCTTTTATTATCTCAATATCCATATCGTCAACAACAAAATCTATGATTTCCTTTTCGGCGTCGTCGAATGACCCCTTTAGCACATCATACAAACTTTTTGGCGGAAGATTAAGCTTCAACTTGAAGTTAACCTCTACCCAATTAGGCTTCTGTTTTTGTAAAAGGGATCTTATTGGGGATTCTGTTATGTAATTAGGACTAGAAGTGTGTGAATCTATCACCTGTATATTCCTTTCTTTCTTTTGATGTAAAGGTGGGTTTGATTGAAATCTCTCTCTTTCCCTGATCTCGTTGGCCTCGTTACCATCGAGTCTTAGCATAAATTCATCGATGATCGTATAATTTATTCGGGTTCCATCTGTAAAATATACCCAAATTATCCCAGTCAACTCATCAAGAATTACATCCTGTAGATCCGTAATCGTCCCACTCTGCTCTCCTTTAATCCATCTAAACGAAAATCCGTATAAATCTTCCTTAGCCTTGAGAACCTCTTGGTTTATAGCTTCAATTTTTTCTTCCATTTGCTTATTTGGTTTTTTTAGAAGACTTCTTATCAGTTTTATCATTATCTTCTATAATTTTAGTCTCTGTGAATCCTTCCCCAGCATGGTAACTCAGATGACCTGGAAGATCCTTCTCAATTATCCAATGTTCCTCAACTTTTTCCTTCCCTTTACTCTTGGGTATAACTCTTTCCCAGATGATTATATTATCAAGAATAGGATCCGGATGTTTATAGAATCTATGATATGTTTTCATAGAAGACCCGGGGGATTTAATCTCTAATATTTGTACATATTGCAGTGGCTCCATCTTATCTTATTTTTATAGGACAAAAGTATGCAATTATTTCAAATTCCATTTATCTCTGAATGTTTTTTCCTCGCCAAAGGTCATTTTGTCAAGGAATTCCTTATCATCTACAACAATTTCGGTGGTTCTTCCCAACATTCTATGATGATGTTCAACTATAGAATCTGTCACTAAAAAATGATTCAGTCCTTTGGAGCCTAGAGTCATTGCATAGTCGTTATCGCTATACCAATGCGTATATCTTTCGTCAAGATCCTCTATAACATCATAGATTTTTCTTTTCTGTACTATACACCATCCAGAAACGGTTGCTCTAATTACTAAACCAGCGTAAATCCCAGTATTAATTCCGATCCCCATTTTTGGCTGGGTTTGCGGACATATTGGAGAAAAAGACATAAATTCCGGATTTGATTCACCGAAATCGATTATTTTAGAAGCCCAGTTTTTATGAAAAACAAGATCGTTGTTGCATAATGCAACATACTCTGATGTCCCATGCTTTCTACCAAAATTTAGAAATTTATGGTACCCGTACGGAAGAGGAGCTTTAAGGGTTTCGATATTTTTAGATTCGCCCATTTCTTTAAACCAGTCAATCCCGTGCTGTGACTCAACAACTATTGCTTTTATATCAATCTCGCTTTCTGATTCAAAAAGGGTCTTCAAACAATTATAAGTCAAATCGTAACATTCCTGATCTTTGGTGTAGCTAACAATTATGACATCTAAATTCTTCATATACTCTGGTATGCGTCTCTAATTCTAGAGGCTTTTTCTAAAAAAGGTCCAAGTCTATCGAGTTGAAGTATAGATTCACTATCAGAGGGGGATTGGCTGGGCATGGGGTGAACCTCCACGAATATTCCATCAGCCCCGGTAGACATGGCAAAATTCATAAGTGTTGAAACGAGATCCGGGTCCCCTCCTGTTGTTCCTGAAGCTCTGTTCGGTTTCTGTAAACTGTGCGTACAATCGATAATCACCTTGGTGTCTATTGCTCTTTTTATTCGTGGTACTACCGTAGCATCGACAATTAATTCATTATAACCAAAAGATGTCCCTCTCTCGCAGATCATATCTCCAGATCCACCAAAAGCCCTATATTTTTCGACTATATGGGAGCATGCCTCAGGTGATAAAAACTGTCCTTTTTTAATGTTTGTAGGTCTTCCAGATTCTGCACAAGCCCTAATAAGATCAGTCTGTCTGCAAAGAAATGCGGGAATCTGTAAATGAGTAACATAAGAGGAAACCGTATCAACATCAGATGATTCATGGACATCGGTCATAACAGGAATCTGATATTTCCTATTAATTTCCCCCAATATATTCAGAGCTTCCATTTCATTTATCCCGGTAAAGCTCTTAAATGATGTTCGATTTGCTTTCTTGTAGCTTCCCTTGAATATGAGTTTAAAACCAAATTGCTCTGATTTCTTAATCAGATATTCGGCTATTAACGAAGAAATAAAATAATCCTCTATAACACAAGGACCTGCGATTAAAATTTTAGCTTCTTGATTTTTTCCAGATATATCCATAAGATTTTTTTCCCTTTATTATTGATATTGTTCCATATTCCACGATATCCAAATCCTGTTTCCGCGACTATTCTTCTAATTGATGGCCATGTTTTTATGTAATTCATACTGAGATCATACTGATCAACTTTAATTGCATTTTTATCAGTACCATTATATACTTTATAGAGCATGCCTTCTACTGATTTTTTAATTTCTTTTTCTGTGGGCTTTCTACCTTTTAGCGCATTTGCTATCTTATTAGTATGTTCAGCTGATTGTTTCCTACCTTTCCAGTATGATCCATCATATGCACAGCTACCCCCGTCTGTTTCATTTAAAATAGAATGATTTAATTTTCGGTAATACTTTATAAAATATGATTCTCTGGTTATTGCAAGATCGAGATTATCTATATTTTTCTCTATAATACTGATCTTAATTTCATTCCCTGAATTTAAGCATGATATTATCCATGCTTGAGTCCTGTTTTTTCTTTTTGCAGATCTAGATTTATAAATATGCTGAGCTAATCTGTTCTTTATATCTTGTTTTGTTAGACCAATATATTTTACAACATCTGATCCTGATTCTTTCAATGAATATATGGAATACATAGAATTTATTATATTAAATCTCTAGCCTTCAAATTCAAATATCCACCATGATGTAGCTTGCTATATTGTTCTTTAGTAAATTTTCTTTTTTCAACTAGCCCCGCGACTATCATATCACATATTACCGACATACAAGTAGTTGAAGTTGTTGGTGTTAATCCCAAGGGGCAAACTTCATCAACCGGTCCAAACTG